AGCCGCAGTATTAAACAACGGAACTGTTGTTAATGATGTGCAACCGCTAAACATACTACCCATATTAGTAACAGCCGCAGTATTAAACAACGGAACTGTTGTTAATGATGTGCAACCGCTAAACATACTACCCATATTAGTAACAGCCGTTGTATTAAACAACGGAACTGTTGTTAATGATGTGCAACTACCAAACATACCATTCATATCAGTAACAGCCGCTGTATTAAACAGCGGAACTGTTGTTAATGCTGTGCAACTACTAAACATATTACTCATATTAGTAACAGCCGTTGTATTAAACAACGGAACTGTTGTTAATGATGTGCAACCCTGAAACATAAAACTCATATTAGTAACAGTAGCTGTATTAAATAATAAAACATTTGTCAGGGCTATGCAGTTAAAAAACGTGTAAATTAATCCAGTTATAGTACCTACAGTAACTAACTCAACACTACGTAACGAAACACAGTTAGCAAACATAGATGAATATGAAGTTATGCCAGAGATATTTAGCCCCCTAAAACTAACTAAGTTTTTACAAAAAACACTACTTGCTGTAATGTTTCCTAGTGTCAAAGCAGTCATACTAGGCGCACTTACCACCAATTCGATAATAGGAGAGGTATCTGGGATAGTGCCTAGTCCAGCTAGTGCGAACTTTTGGTTAAAGTTCGCACTAGTAATATTTTGTCCAGCTTGAGGCGTGACAATAGCAATAGCCATTTTAGCACCATCAACTGTTAATTGAGCAGATAAATTGGGATTGGCGAAATCATACTCCTTCTGGCATCGAGTTCCGCTTGTGTAGTTTTCGGGAGCTGAACCATCACCCCAATCTACCGTATAATTTCCAGCTATTGTAAAAGATAAGTAATTGCCACCAGAAGAATAAATTGGAACAAGCATCGCAATCTTCTGTTCATTAGCCGCAAAACTTGGCATTGCAAGCCATTCGGTTGGTCTTGTCCACGGTGTGCTAGACCCCGTAGAGCTATCAACAGGTCGTTTAATACGATTAGCATCGAATCTATCTTTGCGATAAAAATTGCTTTTTCGCGCAACCAAAGGATCTACTTTATTGCCATATCTTAATCCCATAATATTAGCGAATTTGATTTACATAACCAAGAATGTTAACACCATTAGCAACAGAAACATTAGCTCTAATTTCTACACCAGCAGAACCATTTCCATTAATGACTAACCCAGGTATGACAAGAACATTTCCAGAATAAGCTTCTACAATACCTTCCCATGCAAGATTAACATTAAAGTCTGTTCCACCTATTAGTACATTCAACATGACATCTGCTGTTGTTGGATTAGTTGCATAAATCCAAAGCTCATCAAATTGAGCTGCTCCTGTTGGTCCAGTATGAACCAATGTTGTATTCGTTCCTGTAGATGGAATTTGTATTGGTCTACCGTTGCTACTTTGTGATAGTATTGATTTAGAGAATGTTGCCATATGTTATATATTATGCGAATAAAGAAACAGCGAGAATATTTTGATCATCAACATAATTTTGACTACCCGATTCACTTACACCAATAGCATTTCTAAATGCAATAGCAGCTCCAGTTCCAAAATTATATGTTGTTGCGTTAAATGTCGCATTGTTATTTAACGTTAATCCCTCAAAGGTTGCGTTATCGGCATTAACAGCGCTTGCACTAATTTGAACAAAATCGGCACTGGCTAAAGAATCTCTACGTACAATGGAATTTGCAGTTGCATCGCTAGTGGCACCTGTCACCGCATCATTTGGAAAACTCGTCCTGCTATCAATCCCACTTCGCGACTGTGTTGTTAGAATGCCGTTTACACTTGTTACTATAGCTAAATCAGCCGTCGTGCCAATCGCACCAGCATTTGTAATATTTCCATGACTATGCGAAGCAGCTGCATATGATGTAGAATCTGTTGTTGCTGCTGTGCCTAAACCCAATGCTGTGCGATGTGCCGCTGCAGCTCCAGCTCCATAATTATAAGTTGTTGCATTTATTGTAAGCGAACTGCCACTTAATATTGTATTTCCATTTATGGTTAATTCACCATTAATTGTATTGTTTTGATCATTGCGTAAAAGACTCGATGCATTAATACCGCCTACACTACGTGCATCTGACGCATTGATTTCACCAATAGAAGATGACGAGTGTAGATAATATAATCGGCCGTCGGTTGTATTAATAGCCAATTCACCTGGAGATAAATCAGTTACAAGCGGCACCTTATTGGCAACCGCTGATTTTTTTAGTGTAATTCTATTTGGCATAAATTATATATGGAATATATCAATATTAAATTTATACTAAATATTAAAATGTTCCACCGTCAAGTACGATATTATCAATTGTACCACCTGTGATTACAACACTATTAGCATTTTGAGTTGAGATTGTGCCTAGACCTAATGTGGAGCGACCAGTTGCTGCATCAGCATCATCAATAAGACTACGACCAAAACTAGTTAAGCTTGTTGTTGTAAATGTATCAGAAGCTGTAGCATATATTAATTGGTTAGCTGTAGTTGTTACAGCAGCTAAAGATGTTAATGTTGCATCGAGAGGTTGTGCATCTGAGATACCATAACCAGATAGTGTTGTTGGATTTGTACCTGAAGTTACGCGACCATATGTATCAACCGTTACTGATCGATATGTACTAGCAGCAACACCTGTTGTAGCCAAATCAATATTATCAGCATTAATAACAATACGTGCAGTGCTTGCAGTACCTATATCAATTGTATTGCCATTTTTAGTAAGACCTGCACCAGCACTAATTTGACCAGCACCACTAAATTGGGTAAAGGTTAGACTAGATGTGCCAAGTACGATTCCTGCATCGCTTGTAAGTACCCAACCGCTATCAGCGTTAACTGTTCCACTTTCAACAAAGGTAAAAGCTCCAGGAGTAACTTTAGCACTTGTATCAAAATCAGTGGCTCGTACCCAAGCAGAACCTGTGGAGTTATATATGCCGTTTTGTGCGGGATTAGTTTGATCTTTAACCAACACACGATCGCCTGTAGATAAACTAACACCATCAATAGTTTGTAATCCGCTTAATGTAATGTTTGCAGTTGTAGCGACGCGAACACTATCTTTAACATCAAGACCTTGTTTAGTTGCATCAACATAAGCTTTTGTTGCGGCATCTTGTGGTCCAGTTGGATCAGCAAGACTTACAATTCTTTGGTTATTAAGAGAAACTTGAGAAGTTGGAACTGCCATTTGATCCAAACGACTTGTGCGTACTTGTGTATCAAAATCACTAATCTTTGCAGCTGTTAAAGTAGGAATATCAATTGCAGCTAAAGTTGTTCCACTTGTTACTCTACCTTTTGCATCTGTAGTAACCTTAGTATATGTACCTGCAGTTCCTACATTTGCGAGAGTTAACACAATTGCAGTTGCACCAGACCCCGTTGCATCACCACTAATAGTAACTGTTTGGTTGCCAGTTAAATAGTTTTGACCTTTAACAAAGGCAGTTGTAGCAATAAGCGTTGAACTATCGGATAGAGTTATTGTTGGAGCAGTGACAGTACCAGTAAATGTTTTATTTCCTGTTACAGTTTGTGCACCAGTAATAGTAACAAATGCTCCACTACCACCAATTGCTTCAACTGTAGTTGCTGTACCACCTGCACCGCCTGTTCCTTTACCATAGTAAAGTGTATTATCTACTTCGTTAAACGCTAATTCTGCATTTGCTAACGAAGCTGGAGCTCCAACTGCGCCACTTACGCGACGTTTAATTCTGATTTCATTTGGCATAGTTATTTTTATTTTTTAGTGTTAAAAGTTACCCCCATCGCTGTTGGCTTTAATAGAAATTTCATTTTGTAATTCATTTATTGAGTTTTCAATAACATCAATATCAGGTTTATTTATAATTTCACTCCATTCATGAATGTGACCAACATTTGATTTATTAGCAAGTGTTGTTTGTACATATAGATCATATGCTGGTGAACCAATTTCTGGATT